GAGAATGTACTTGGCGAAGCCAATTACTTCTATCTTGAGAGCCATAAGGCTCTGGCCCAGAAGTATTGGAGCCTTTATAGGCCCGTGCTCTTGGGTCTCCATCATCATATTGGTCTAATTCATGATAGACCGTATGGTGATGTGGATGACTCCTATGTTGTTGGTGGCAAGATTTGTTTCTTGCAAGAGGCCGGCTGTAAGATGAGGAGTATTGCTTCTCCTCACCTCGTACATCAGCTGGCTCTACGTCACTTTGGTGACGCAACCTACAACCTCATCCGTACTTTCCCTTGGGATTGTACGCATGATCAGTCACTACCTTTTAAACGTGTGCAAGAACACCTTAGAGAAGGGATGAATGTTCATTCCGTAGACTTATCTTCCGCGACAGATCACTTTCCTTTAAGTGTTCAACTGACGGCGGTGCGGTCTATTTTCTCTAACCAACCCGATATCGACCTTTTCAAGTCGATCTCTCAGTCAACCTGGCGGTCTCCGCTGGGCCATCTGAGATGGAGTAAGGGTCAACCACTTGGGCTCTATCCGAGCTTCGGTGTGTTCACACTAACTCACGGTCTGGTTCTGTGGTTTCTGAACGCCTGTTCTCACAACGATGATTTCTTCGTTGTTGGGGATGACGTCCTCATCCTTTCGGATGATTTGTACGACAAGTACATTAGATTCCTACAGAAGGCTGGGTGTCCTTGGTCCTCTGACAAATCAATCACTAGCAGCTCACTTGCTGAGTTTGCTGGAAAAGTGATCACCTCAGATGAGGTTCTTCCTCAAATGAAGTGGAGGGAGATGTCTAACGACAACTTCCTCGACATTGTCATGACTCTTGGCCCTAGGGCTCGTACGCTCCTCACCCCTCGTCAGAAGGGTGTGTTTGACCAGGTTCGAGATTGTTTGCCCCCGTTTGGGTGCAACATGTCCCGGCCTGGCGACAATTACCTATCAATGTTCGAAAGAACAAAGCAATTGATGGGTGAAAGGAACGAACGAGTTTCCTGTTCTCTAATGGGGCTGTCTTCTGTTATGAACACAAATGTGTTCACTTCAGAATTCAAAGATCCGGCTTCGCTTGTCGATTGGCAGGCGGCGCTTGAGATCCTTGAAACCTTCGACGAGAAGGTTAAGGTGGTTCTACTAGGCCTCCTGGGTTGGGTTCCGTACCCTGCCCATGGATTTGCTAGCACACCTAGGGAAATGGGAAATGATTCCCTTCCCTTGGAGCAGATGGTCCCATCCAGGACCTCTACTCTTGAAAGGTATGAGAGGTTTCTCCGACGATTGTCATAGACGCCGG